CCAAGCAATCCAACTGAGTATCAAAGGATTATCAGCAATGCTTGTAACTTGAATGGTCGTAGTGATACACCGAGACATAGTAATCTTTGGCAGGCCGAGCACAAGGAACTATTCGGGACCAATGGTTACACAATGATTCATAATCAAAGTGGAGACAAAAACGGCCTGCTGTGGAAGAATCGCAAAGAATGGATGGATACAGTAGAGCGTTTAGAAATTGTTGGCGGCGAACCATTTTACATTCAACAGTGGAACGATATCTGGCAAGAACTAGTTGCCAGCGGCCGCAGTCAAGACATTGATATTTCTATGAGCTCCAATGCTACAATCTTTGCAGGCGAACGTGTTAAATTCCTAAACGATAATTTTAAGAGTGTTGGCCTTGGTTTAAGCATTGACGGTATGGGTAGTATGTATAACTACTTGCGTCATCCTGGTAAGTGGGACGAAGTAAAAGAAAACATACTGGCCTACAGCAAGATGAAACAAGAAGGACTGCTAGATAACACAAATATTTCAGTTAGCCACACAATTGGCTGGCTGAATGCTTGGTACATTCCAGAGTTTACAGCTTGGATTAAAGAAAATACACACGAGTTCCAAATTTGGTACAACCTGATTCATAGTCCAGAACACATGACTATGTGGGCCATACCAGACCGTATTAAAGACATGATTGAAGACAAACTAAAGTCCAGCAGTTTCGGATCTGAAAATCCAGATGTAGTAACGGGCCTGGTAAATCATATGAATAGTGCATTACCTAATACAAAAGATCTAACAAGATTATATACAAAGTTCAGACAACATGACGAAGTACGTGGCGAAGACATACTAGACATATTACCACTTGAGTTTACTGAATGGATGGAACCATTGTTCAAATGACAAAGAAAATTTTTACAGATGAAGAATGGAATGCAATAAAGAACAACGGAACGTTCTGTCCTGCCCCTTTCTTTTCCTACTTTGTTGATCCAACTAATAATCTAGGTGCATGTTGTCAGCATGACACTTCCAGTAAAATAACTACCTTAGAAGAAACATACAATAGTCACAGTTTCAAAGAACTAAGACAGGATTTAGTCAATGGTGTAAAAAATAAACAATGTAATTCGTGCTGGAAACTGGAGGATATTGGAATAGAATCATATCGTCAAACAATGTTAAGCTGGATGAATGACTGGGAACATTCAGAAGAGCAGGTCAGAAGTGTAATCGACGATGACGGTAGCATTGATGATCCTGTAATATATTTTATGGATATAAGATTTGATAACACTTGTAATTTGCGCTGTCGCTCATGCGGCATTAAATTTAGCAGTACTTGGTATCCTGAGGAAAAACTGTATGTGGAACAAACCAACGGGCATGTAATGGCGCATGAGCAATTTATAAAGGCAAACGTTGCAATTGACGATTTAAAAAAACATCTGACTACTGTAAAAAGAATATACTTTGCTGGCGGCGAGCCATTGATCAATCAACAGCATTATGAAATACTAGACTACTTAATTGAAATTGGAAGAACAGACGTAACCTTGTATTACACTACAAATTTCAGTAAGCTAACACATTCTGTTTATGATGTCATTGACTATTGGAAAAAATTTAAGGTTGTTTGTGTAGTAGCAAGTTTAGATGGTAGTTATGAACGAGGCGAATATATTCGAAAAAACATCAGTTGGACAAAGGTTGTTGCTAACAGAGAACGTATGATTGTTGAAGTACCACATGTGAAATTTTTATTAGGTCCAACAATAAGTCTATTGAATGCTTACAATCTGATAGATTTGCACCGAGAGTGGGTGGAAAAGAAATATATAGGTCCTTACGATCTTAGTATTAACATTCTAACTTTTCCTCTGCAATATCATATTAAAAATTTACCCAGCCACCACAAGAAAAAGTTAGAAGAAATATATACAGAACACATTGCGTGGATTAACTCTTTCGACCGTGACTTAAATGACACATCTAGCAATTTTAAATTTTGTATAAACGGATTTGAAAATGCTATAAAACTATTACAGCAAGACAGTGATTCAAATTGGGCTAAACATTGGGAAAAAAATCAATGGCTAGATCAGCATAGGGATGAGGACTTCTCTAAAATATTTCCCGAATACATTGATTTGATAGTAAACACACCTAACAATAAAAGTATAAGAAAATGACAAAGAAAATTTTTACAGATGAAGAATGGAATGCAATAAAGAACAACGGAACGTTTTGTCCTGCCCCTTTCTTTTCTTATTACATTGATACAAACAATAAGCTAAGTGCTTGCTGTATACAAAATGCTGGCAACAATAAATTTGCCCCAGATATCGTTGCCGGCGTACCACTCAAAGAAACTTACAATCATCAAAACTTTGTAGAAATGCGTCGAGATTTAAGTGCAGGCGTAAAAAACAAACAATGCGAACGTTGTTGGATGAATGAAGAAATTGATACTCGAAGTATGCGACATGGTATGCTAGAGTGGATGCACGAATGGAGTGGTGCAGAAGAATACGTTCGTAATGCAATAACAGAAGAACATACAGTTGAAGAGCCAGTTATACATTACATTGATATTAGATTTGATAACACTTGCAATTTACGTTGCCGCACATGCTTTTCTCACTATAGTACCAGTTGGTATCCTGAAGAAAAAGAGTATATAACTCAATTTCCAGAAAAGAAATATAAGCTAGCGCAACCAATACAATTTACCAGTGCTAATGTAACAGTAGATGAACTAAAAGGAAACTTAACAACAGTAAAGCGTATCTATTTTGCCGGCGGCGAACCGCTGATTACTCCACAGCATTATGAGATATTGCAATTTCTAATAGACACCGGGCGTACTGATGTTGACCTATACTACAACACAAATTTTAGTAAACTGACACACTCAAAATTTGATGTTATTGAATACTGGAAGCAATTTAAGAATGTTAGCATTGGTGCCAGCCTAGACGGAAGTCATGAAAAGGGCGAGTACATTAGAAAGAACATTAGTTGGGCCAAAGTAGTCGAAAATAGACAGCGTATGATCGATGAAGTGCCACACATACGTTTCTTGTTAAGTCCTACGGTTAGTATTATGAATGTGTATAACGTATTGGACTTTCATCGCGAATGGGTTGAAAAGAAATATATTGGACCATATGACTTAAATGTAAACTTGTTGTTTGGGCCGCCCGCTTACAATGTTAAAAGTTTACCAGAGCATCATAAAGAAAAATTGCGAGTGTTATACACTGACCACATTAACTGGGTAAAGAGTTTTAAACCAACATTCGAAAACCGTAAAAATAAACATTGGTACTATGATGAATTTAGTAGTGTACTCGACCCAGTCTTTTGTATTAATGGATTTGAAAGTGTGCTAAACTTGCTTAACCAAGAACCAGACCCAGAGTGGAAATTATATTGGGATAAGAACCAATGGTTAGATATGAAACGTGGCGAAGACTTTTACCAGGTATTTCCCGAATTTGAAGACCTGCGAAACATTATAGTTGATCATGGACACAATTAAACTGCACCAATTGATTAAAGAAACTAGCCCTACGTTTTGTATGGCCAAGTTTCACGAAGCTACCATTTGGTTATACAATGGTAAGATTGCCAGTTGCCACCATAATCCATTTCATGATGTTGGTAATACAGTTGAGACTTTTTATAACACACCTGTCAAGAGAGAACAGCAAAGTCGTATGCTCAATGGTGAAAAGCCGGATGCGTGTGGCTATTGCTGGAAACTAGAAGAACAAGGGCTAACAAGCGACCGACACATTAAGAGTGGCAACTACCCTGATCATTTAGATGCAGTAGAATATTTTTACCCTGCAACAAACTTTAAACCACGTGTGTTAGAACTTGCGTTTCAAAAGACTTGCAATTTGGGATGCTCCTATTGTAATGCTGACTTTAGTAGTCAGTGGTTAAATGATATACGAGTCAACGGAACATACAGCAACATCTTCACAGATACTCGCAAACATTATCAACGTCCTGCTGATGAATACAAAGAGTCCCCAGTTGACTTAACATTGTTTTGGTCTTGGCTAGACAGTGTAATTGATAACATAGACATTATTCGCGTTACTGGCGGAGAGCCGTTGTTGCATGAAGAAACATTTACATTGTTAGATCATGTGCGCTCTAAGAATCCTCTAGTTAAGATTGCTATCAACAGTAACATGTGCCAAAAACCAACTGTATTAGAACGATTCGTTGAGAAAGTAAAAGGTATTAAAAATGTGTCTATCTATACCAGCAACGAAAGTGCAGGACATGTTGCAGAGATACTACGTGATGGCATGGATTATCAGCAATGGCTTGACAATGTGTTTACGTTAGATCAAGCTGGCCTGGATCACATTTTTATTATGACAACCATCAATGCAGTAAGCTTACAAAACTTTGATCAGTTCTTACTAGACATGGGCAAACTAAGAACACAAATGCGTACACCTATTACTGTAGATTTTAACTTCTTATCTTATCCAGAGTTCCAAAATTTTGCTTGCCTGAGTCAGGAAGCACTAGATCATTATTCTGCAAAATATTCAGCATTTATACAAGGTACAGATCACAAACTAAATATCACAGAAGTTGCTAATTATCAACGCTTGTTGACCAGATTAAATCAGCCTGTTGCTGAGAACCAAGATAAACTTGCCAAAGACTGCTACAGTTTTTACCAACAGTTTGGCCAACGGCGCGGCAAGGATATTAGTAAGCTTGAGTTATTTGAATTTATAGGTTAAGTTATGGGAATGTTAAACAAGTTTTATGAAATAGACTTCACAGATGGCACACGTATTGAAACGTTGCGCTACCAAATTGTCGACACCCCAGTTGCAGAGCTATGGTTAGATCGTGTGCGCTGGCATCTTGCATTGCCTGATTGCCACATTTTTGCTAATCAATGGATAGTTACATTGCCCACATTGGAAAAAGTACAGTCAATGTGGCGCAACATGAAAAAGCTGGTTGATGAAGCAAACTCTGGACAATACATACAAGTTTCCTATATTGATATGGAGCCTGAGTTTAATCCAAAAGCAGACAACAGAAAAATTTTAAATTATCTACATTTACAATTCCATCAATTTGAAGAAGAGCTACGCGGAAAAATTGTTGGATATGATCCACTACAAGAATTAAATGTTGAAATACATCGCATAGAGGCAATGTTGGACAGGGCACTTGATAACTCTGGACTGATTGCTGGTGATGTCAGTTGTGGATTTTTCTTACATGGTTCCGCTCACACAGCACCAATTAGCGGAACACATACTGTACCAATTGACGATATGAGTTTGTATCAGTACTGGCAACACAATACTACCTTTGGCGATCTTTTATTAGGTTATCACACCGTTGGCAAGAACTTAGAACATTGCTGGCGCGACGGAGATATTGATTTAGTTAAAACAGGTATGTTACGACCTCAACAAACAGTAAGCAACGAAGTAGTATTAGCATTCCGTGGCAACGACGTGCCCAGTGGAGCCCGGGAGTGGAAAAAAGAAGTTGACGCAATTCAGCAATGGGTCAAGGATAACGACCTAGCGCAGTATGTCGATATGTCACAGCCCTATCATAATATATCAGGTAGACCGTTGCTTGGTAGAATAGTAGGCGACTATACCATAGAAGAAATTAATGAAATTTTTGAACTTGGCCGAATTAAAACCGTTAGACTAATAGAGTGAATATGAAAACAATAGAATTTGGATTATACAATCAGATCAACAATAGATCAGAATCATACCAAGAACACATACGAGGTATTACTAACTTTGCAGTCAATTTACAGATTGTTAGTTATAATTGGACAAACAACAAAAATGCCAGTCTTATTGTAGACACAAACGTAGACAGCATACTTGCTAAGGCAGACCTAAATAAACCTGATTACGTTTATGTAGTGGCTTATGGTTATCGTAGTTATAACGAACGTCTTGTTACAATGATGATTGATCATGCTGAAGCAAATGGCTATAGTGTATTGGCGCACATATTAGAAGACAATCCCAAGGACCCATCAAATGGATTTTATTCATTACATAATCAATGTTTTTTAATTAATATGGAACATTGGCGTGCCGCAGGAAGTCCAAAATTTGGCGGATATGAAACTACAACAGCAGAACTGCCCTTGGTAGTAAGAAGCAGTAGCAACTTTCACGATGACTACACACCATACGAAATCAAGCCAACAGGACAAACACGACAGTACACAGGGCAGTTGCGCGATGGTTGGAATTTAGCTAGCACTATGATTAAACATGGATATTCAATTGGTAATTTCCCAGACGAGATTCGTAACTTAAAACAACACATATATCCCGAAGTAGGTAACGAGTTAGAACAAGTGTTAGCCGGTGATACATCTGTGCAAGTAGTTGAGTATAATCAAAAGCGTTACATTGACCTAATGGACTTTAGTGGATTCCAAGGTAGTGTGTATGTGTTTAACACTGATTCAATGCGCCCGGACAATATCCCTTATAATAAGAATACCAAATTAGACAGTATCTATTGCGTAGCCGCAGGCTTTAAGCCAATTCAATTAATGAATCAATGTGACTGGGACAGTAATACACAAATGGTTTATTTTGATTACAGTGATTCCGCATTGGCATTTAAACAATGGCTATTCGAAACATGGGATGGGCGGGATTATCTTGCCGCAGTAAACAAATACCAAACAGAAATTGATACTGGCTTTAGACCAATTTGGTTTGTAGGCCGTGATTATACACCCGAGTGGAACAAGACTATGGAATACTTTGGTGGCGAACAAGCTTGGTTAGAACTGTGGGACAAGTATCGTAAATTGCCACATAAGTTTTTAAAAACAAACTTGTACAGTAACTACCAAGACTTGGTTAATGATATGAAACAGCATCCGGGAAACAACTTAATTTGGTTTAGCAATAGTTTCTACACTGAAGCAAGTTTAAGACATTTCCGTCCAAGCGAATTAAAAGATTTGTACGAAAAATTCATTAATGATTTAAAAGCAAATAATAATAGTTTACAAATATGTGGTACTACAGATACAGGAAGTAGTGCTTGGCAACACGTAGGACAAATAAAATGATTCCACGAGTAATACAAGAGTTCTTTAACGATATTGATAATCCATGGACCATGGATTTTAAAACGCAAGAAATTCCTACATTTGAACACGAAGGACAATTAGTTGACTGGATTATTAGCCAATCCGGTTGGCCATACTTGCCGCTGATATTGCCCGGTGCGCCATTTGAAACAATGTTAAAAGAAGCATTTGGCTTGGAAGACTTGTTTGTAATGCATCGTACTACTCCAGGCGAAAATCCCGAGTATGCAAACCTTGGCTGGAAGAGCATTTGCTTACACGGCGAAGCATGGGACAAGACAGGACACTGGGAAGCATACTCTGATAACGCAGGTAAAACACAAGCAGACATTGTGTACAAGTGGTGCGATGAAATTACAGAACGTTGTCCAGAAACCACACGTTACTTTCGTGATGTATTTCCTAATCACAATTATCAACGATTGCGTTACATGTGGCTAGACCCACAAGGTTACATACAGCCACATCAAGACAGACAAGAACATTTTCTTGGACCTATCAACGTAGCACTAAACAATCCCAAAGGATGTGAGTTTAAAATGGATGGTAAGGGATATGTTCCTTTTAAAGAAACAGGCAATGCTTGCTTGGTTGACATTGGCAACCATCACTCCGTTTGGAACAACAGTGATACTCCACGAATACACATTATTTCGCATGGTGGTAGCAGAGGCGATTTCAACCGCATAGTTGTTGACAGCCTCAAGGCATTGCTGTAATACCTGTATATTAATAAGTATTGTTTTAAAGGAGATATCCAATGTTTAAAAAAATACTAGACTTTATTCTTGGACCATATCGTAGATACCAAGACAAGCGTCGATTAAAAAAGCGCATTGCTGAGCTACGCAAGCGAGATCCATTTATCTACTAACATATGATACTTGGTATTACAGCACAAAATCATGATGCCAGTCTGGCATTAATTGATGGAGATCGGATTGTGTGGGCCGCACATGCAGAACGCTACAGTAGAGTTAAGAACGATAATCTGCTAAATGCAGACATGTTGGCAGACATGCGGCAGTATGGTGAACCAACCGAACTGGTATGGTTTGAACGGCCCGTACAAAAAGACCTACGTAGATTGATTTCTGGTCAACGGCCATGGCGGATTGTTCCTGGTGACCAACTACGTGCAGTGGGATTAGATCACTTGCCCGTTAACTATGTTGGCCATCATCATAGTCATGCTTCAGCCGGCTATTACACCAGTCCATATGAAGATGCTAGTATCTTAGTCGTAGATGCGATTGGTGAATGGGACACAGTCAGTATCTGGGAAGCACGTAAAGATAAGATGGTCAATCGTTGGCGTAAGCGTTACCCCAACAGCTTTGGATTATTCTACACAGCAATGACACAATGGCTTGGCCTAAAGCCCAACGAAGAAGAATATATTCTCATGGGCATGGCCGCTCATGGCACACCTCGGTACGTTGAAGAATTAAGAGAAACATTCTTTAGGAAATGGGCACCACCTGATTTTAAACTGCGACATAATTTACATCGTGGTTGTTCTTGGTGGGAGCCATGTGATAGTCCTGCCTCAAAATTTGATATTGCCGCAAGTGTACAAAAACTTGCAGAAGAATACCTATTAGAAACTGTATTAGTAATCAAAGCAAATACCACAAGTGACAATTTAATTTTCATGGGCGGTGTTGCTCTCAATTGTGTAGCAAACTCTGTTATTGCAAGAAGCGGCATCTTTAAAAATATTTGGATTATGCCCAACCCCGGCGATTCTGGTAGTGCCATTGGTGCTGTTGCCGCATACACACAACGCCATTTAAAATGGTCAGGACCTTACTTGGGCACAGATATTAAACAAGATGTAGACATCAAATCACTTGTAGATGACTTAGAAGCAGGCAAAGTTGTTGCACTGGCAAACGGACGTACAGAGTTTGGCCCAAGAGCTTTAGGCAATAGAAGTTTACTTTGCGACCCTAGAGGTGTAGATGCCAAGCTGAGAATGAACACTGTCAAGAAGCGCGAACAGTTTAGACCATTTGCGCCAGCAGTATTAGCAGAACATGCCGACACATACTTTGACATGCCGGTCAAGGACAGTCCTTACATGCAGTTCGTGGCACGTTGCAGGACTCCTGACTTGCTACCAGGTGTTTGCCATGTAGACAATACCAGCAGAGTACAAACAGTAACTGAACGAGATAATCCTTTGTTTAGAAGTATTCTAGAAGAATGGAACGCTCGCACAGGTTGCCCCATCTTGATGAATACAAGTTTGAATATCAAAGGTGAACCCCTGGTCAACACTTGGGCAGATGCACTAAGATTTCAAAGCCTACATAATATACCCGTTTATTGATAAGTATTGTTTTAAAGGAATTTTCTAATGAAACAGATTTTGGTATTAGTATTAGCAGTTTTTGCTAATCTATCATATGCATGGGAACAACGGCCGCCATTGCCCTTGGCTGCATGTAAAGTACACGCACCTTATGGTTTTGCTGAAACAAAACGTGATGCAAAACCAATTTGCCGCGAAGCATATCTAGTTGCGTATGATGCTCCTGCAAAAATTCCAGCTTATGTAAGTTATACATTAACTCCACCAAATGCAATTGGATGCTGGCCACGAACAAATGCGTTTGTTGCTGACAAGAGTGTAGTTGGTGGTGCAAAGCCCGACGACTATGCTGGCACAGGATATGACAAAGGGCATGCCGCTCCGGATGGTGATTTATCATGGAGTGAGATTGTAGAATACGAAAGTTTTTTAATGACAAACATGTATCCTCAGCACGGCTCTTTAAACAGGGGAATCTGGAAGTTGCTAGAGACGTCTATAAGAGGTTGGACAGTCCAACACAACCAGGCTTTTACCATATACGTTGGCGCATTTTATGGCGCTGGTGATCCTACCATTGGCGCCGGTGTAATTGTTCCGCATGGTTACTATAAAATTGTAATTAATAATGCTACAAAAGAAATTGCCGGATGGACATTTCCACACACAAAACCATATGTTAACTTGGGCAATGACTTAACCAAGTTCCGTGTTAAGATTGCACAGATTCAAAAGGAAGCTGGTGTTAGTTATGAGTATCCAGCAGGTGCCAAAGAAGTAGCAGTGGGCGAAGAATGGAAAGTAGACTTTGGTGCATTGACCAATGCCAAACGTGCCAAATGTGGCAAAAATGCTGAATAACATTAGTGTTAATGACGTAAATAAATTGTGAAAACTTAAAACCGCATCATACGGTATCACTAGACAGGGCACATTGGTTGCCCTGTTTTCTTGACTTATTATAAGTATTTTGCTACAATAACATGATGAAAGTAATTAATGTCATTGCAGGCCCAGGGGCGGGTAAAAGCACCCTAGCGTCAGGCTTATATCATGAAGCAAAACGCCGAGGGTGGAATGTAGAGTTAGTAACGGAAGTTGCTAAGGACCTAGTTTGGGAAGGCAGGCATTGTGCGCTGGAAAATCAAGCATACGTATTTGGAAGACAAGTTCAAAGAATACATAGGCTTGCGGGACAAGTTGATTTTGTTATCACAGATAGTCCTGTGTTATTGAGTGCTATCTATGCCCCTGCAGATTATCCTGCAGGGTGGGAACAGGTAGTAGTAGAACTCTGGAAGCGTTACGATAACTACGTGGCATTTCTAGGGCGCGGCCCGTGGTTCGATGATCGCGGCCGTGTGCATAACCTTGATGCTAGCATTGAGGTCGATCAGAGGATTGCGGCGTTACTGGCGAAGCATAATATAACCTACACCCAGGTTGATTATGGATACAGTAACCCAGGTGAAGTCTTAGATAATATTTTATTGTCAAAGGCCTGACTGGAGGTAGTCCTAATGAAAGGAGGTGTAACATGCACATGACCCCAAAGAATTTCTCGGGCATGTCACAGCAAGCGGTCACACGTTTGCTATCTAAAGTCATCATATTGGCTTTATCATTATTATTGGTTTCTTCAGCCGTGTCTGGAACAGCCAATCAAACTCATGTGAATGACAAAGAAACATGGGAACAGCGAATGCGTAAACTGATGCATATCAATTTGGAAGAAATTGGTGGTGCAAAAAAAGCCTTGGCCGACAAGCAGGTAAAATGTTTAGCTGAAAACATTTACTACGAAAGCCGTGGTGAAAGTTTAAAAGGACAGGTGGCTGTTGCAAACGTAACTCTCAACAGATTGGATGAAGGCTACGCCAATACCATATGTGGCGTAGTAAAGCAAGGTTGCCAATTTAGTTGGACCTGCCTTCCTGGTGTTGGGTTCCCTTCGGGACAGTTATGGCATCAGGCTATAGGTGTGGCCTTAATTACGTTAAATAACAAAGAGGAAGTTGAAGATCCGACCAATGGGGCGACTCACTTTCATGCTACATATATTAATTGGAAACCAACTTGGCGAAGAGTCAAAGACTCTGTTAACCGAATTGGCAATCATGTTTTTTATAGAGTAAAACCAAAAGAGGAAAAATGAGAAGATTATATCCAGCAAGATTGCTAGAAGTACGCGGCACTGACATGCTAGACGTAGAACTAGATCTTGGCTTTAATGTTTATACACGTCAAAAGATTAGACTGTTTGGAGTTGCATCATGCGGCAAAGACTCAGATGTGCGAATTGTCTTAACTGAGTTATGTAAAGATGGACTCATCGTGGAACCTATTATCACCAAACGTGCCAAGTTAGGTCGTGTGCTTGGTTGGGCGTATATTCCTAACGAAGCCGGTGAGCCCACATTAAATATCAATCAAGCCATGGTAGACCAAGGACTAGCAACCAGCTTCCAGGTCACCGAAGAGGAGGATGATGAATAATGTATGAAGAAGGTTTAACAGCTAGAAAAATTGCTGAGTTTGATAACTCAATATTTGACGACTATCGAAAGTGGGAAGCCGAATGGGACTGGGATCCTGTTGAACAACCACACCGATATGTAAGAACAGACTTAACTCATTTGATATACCTGCCTGTAAACGAAGCCAGACAGAAAGCATTTATTGAAGTCTCAAGAGGATACCCTCCGGGCATACAGGACATGTGGGACAACATACTAAAGTCAAAATGCGAATACCTAGCCAGCCTGACTGGAATTGCAGATCCTGTAGTTGTACAAGCGGATATAGCAAGAATGCGTCCACGTGAAGGTGATACAGTATTTCACACTGACACTAGATTTAATCAACGCTATGCTCGCCGGTACAATATTGCAATTAGTACTAATGCTGAATGCTGGTTGTATCACTACAGTTATGATTTAAATAATGGTGGAATGCGAGACCACATCAATGAAGGTGAGGTATGGGAATTGAATAACAAAATTATTCACACCGCAGTAAACTATGGGGAGACTTGGAGAACACATTTGATCATTGACGTCATGCCACAAAATTATTACGATCGTATGTGTGAACTTTATGATCCTTATGGTAAAGTGCCAAACCCACAAAGCAAGAATCGAACTTATGATTATGACATGGACGGTAAAAGAATAGAAGCACCGTTGTTCACTGACCTGCCACATTGCTTCCCGGCAAAGACACATGTTTGAGGTGATACAATGCATGAACCAGGACTAACCGCCCGCAAGATAGCTGTATATAATCCTAAATTATTTAATATAGCAGTTGAATTACTTAACGCATACAAATGGAACGCAAAGAACAAGCGTAAAGGCGATAACACACAGTTATTGCATTTGCCAAATAGCCCAGAACGTATCGCAGGCTTCTACGATATCACTGGTCCTATTACAAAAGACATGGTTGACATAATGTGTGCATTTCGCCAACCCATTAATTACATAATGAAATTAACCGGCATTGCTGACCCTGTACTGGTACAAGCAGACATTGCTCGTATGCATCCGGGTGGCGATACATTAATGCATATTGATACGAGATTTTCGCATCGATACAGCAGACGCTATAACATAGCACTAGAAACAAATCCAGATTGTTACTTATATCATATAAGTTACGATTTGGAAAATGGAGGGGTTCGTGACCACATTGAACCCGGAGAGGTATGGGAACTTAACAATAAGATTGAACATACCGCAGTAAACCATGGCGAAACATCAAGAACTCATTTGATCATTGATGTTATGCCTAGAGAATACTATGAAAAAATGTGGATAAAATTTCCCAACGCATTTGGCAAGGTACCAAACGTTCAAGGAAAGAATAACACATATGACTTAGACAAGGATAGTAACATGTTAGATTACTGGACTTTGTTTGATGATCTACCACACTGCTTTCCAGCAAGGACACACATTTAAAATGAAAATCACACGCACAGACAAGTTAGTTGCCTACTTGGCACTACTAAGCGGATTAACTATATCCGTTGTTGCAATTTGGTACAGCGTAGCAGGCCTGGTATCAATATTTGCGGCCGCAGTTGTTCCTATTATTGTTATGGGGGTAGCACTAGAAGTTAGCAAGCTTATTGCAACTGTATGGCTAAAACAAAACTGGAAACGGGCGCCAGTCTATATTAAAGCATACATGTCACTGGCAGTGGCCATCTTAATGATCATTACCTCAATGGGTATCTTTGGCTTCCTGAGTAAAGCACACAGTGACCAGAGCCTAGTTAGTGGTGATGTTCAAAGTAGGATTGCTGTATATGATGAAAAAATTAAAACTTCACAGGATACCATAGATGTTAATCGCAAAGCACTTAAACAACTCGATGAGGCAGTGGACCAAGTTATGGGCCGCTCGACTTCAGAAACGGGTGCGGATAAAGCCGTCGCTATACGTAAATCTCAAGCGAGAGAAAGAACTAGAATGCTTGCTGAAATTGCAGCCGAGCAGAAAGCAATTACTAAATTTAGAGAAGAACGAGCCCCTATTGCTGCCGAGGTACGCAAGGTTGAAGCAGAAGTAGGTCCCGTCAAGTACATTGCGGCATTTGTTTATGGTGACAACCCAGATGCTAATGTGTTAGAAAAAGCTGTAACATGGGTAATTATTATTATTGTTAGTGTATTTGATCCGTTGGCAGTTATCTTATTGTTGGCAAGTCAATACAGCTTCCAATGGTTCCGTCAACAACAAGATGAAGAAGCGGAGGGTGACAGCCCAGTAAGGATTCAGGAAACTGAACCACCAATTGACACAACACCTACCCCTACCCCTGTGTACGAAGAACCTGAAACACACAGTGAAAGCATTGCCAGTAACTTAGATCCAGTGTATCCTGCTACAGAAACAGAGGTAGAGGAACTTGCTGAGGCCAAGGCTGATGCCAAGGAAGAAGTCATTGGCGAGCTATATGTTAGTGATTTAATCACAGCACCTCCAGGTACGCCCGGAGAAGCATGGGATGCTCCTGTTCAATCCGAGCAACAACAACCTTTAAAAGAAGATAAAATATATGTAGCAAGCAAAGAAGATATTGCTAAACGAAAGCGCAGTAGAGGATGGTTCAATGTTACCTATCCAAGCCGCGATGATGTTAATTAACTAAAGGTCTATTTTGAGTGATTCAAGTGTTTATGTTGTAAGTCCACCAACTCTCTATATGCCAAGTGGTGGCCTTGCATTTTGTTTGGTTAGTAATGACAAAGTATGGCAAGATACTATAATTAACCTATTAGAAAAAGGCATACAGAATCAGCTTACATTTTATGCCAATGAAACAGCGGCAAAGGATCCCAAGGCTTGGGTTTGGTATTGGCATGTGGTTGACAACTGTGGTATGGTTTTCGTTGATACAGCAAGTTGTACAGAACATGAAGTACGTATGGCCTTGGCAATGTCTAAAGTAGACCAGCCAGTTATTTTCCATGTCAAGCAAGGCAACGACGAACTGGTTGCACTTCTTAACGCTGTTGATATTCCACACTTTGAAGATTTTGAACACCTCCTTGCTATAATGGAGGTCACTCTTGGTAGATAAAGTTCAAAAATTAACATGTAGTTTTTGTAGTAAAAGCAGAGATGAAGTCAAAGCATTGATTGCTGGAGAAAACGCATACATTTGTGACGAGTGTATTAATCTTTGTGTAGATGCTATAGCATCCGACGTGAAAGATAAGCCCAGCGAATTTATTAATTCAACAACGCCAAGTGAGATCAAAGCATACTTAGATAGATTCATTATTGGTCAAGACTTGGCCAAACGAAGTTTAAGTGTAGCTGTTCGCAATCACTACAAACGATTGAGTCAGGGTAGTACGGATCTTATTAAGAAATCAAATGTATTACTAATTGGCCCCACTGGCTCAGGTAAAACACTTTTAGCAAAAAAACTTGCTGAAAAAATCAATGTACCTTTTGCAATTGCAGATGCTACTACACTAACTGAATCAGGTTATGTAGGCGATGATGTAGAAAGTGTTATTCATAGATTGGTGCAAGCAGCCGATGGCGATATTAAAAAGGCTGAGACAGGTATCATCTACATTGACGAGATTGATAAAAAAGGTCGTAAGAGTGAAAGTTCTAGTATCACTAGAGATGTGTCAGGTGAGGGTGTACAACAGGCCTTGCTCAAGTTAATTGAAGGCACTGAATGTCGTGTGCCACAAAATGGTGGTCGTAAACATCCAGGCAGTGATACAAATATAGTAAACACAAAAAATATCTTGTTTATCTTAGGTGGTGCATTTGTTGGCCTAGATGAACAAGTTAAAAAACGTATAAGTGGTGGTGCCAAAATTGGATTTGGAGCAGAAGTAGATCGTGCTGATGTTAAAACAGATGTATGGCTAGCAGAAGTGGAGCCAGAAGATTTTGTCAAGTTTGGTATGATTCCAGAGTTTATGGGACGTATCCCTGTTGTTGCCGCACTGGATACATTAACTGCTGATGACTTAGTACATATCATGACTGATCCAGAAGACAGCATTGAAAAAGAGTATAAAGCAATATTTGCACTAGATCGAGTTGAACTTGAATTTACGCCAGAATCACGTATGGCTATTGCTACGTTGAGCATTGCTAAAAAAACAGGTGCACGTGGTATTAGAAGCATAATTGAAAAGGTATTGTTGGATATTCAGTTCAATTTGCCTGAATTAGTCCAAGAAGGATTAAGTAAAGTTATAATTACTGAGCAATCTGTGGAAGACCATAGTACAGTCAAAATTTATAAAAACTTAGAAATAGTAGCATAATAATGAGCAGAGACAATCAACGCCCTAAAATTAGGGGCACAAGTGTATTGGTCAAAGATGACCAAGTTGAAAAAGCACTTAGAAAATTTAAAAACAAGATACAAGATAGTGGCAAAATGGACGAAGTTCGCGATCGCGGAGAATATGTCAAACCAACTACTGAACGTAGAGTTGCGGCAAATAAAGCAAGACGTCGTCATTTAAAACAAGTAGAAACAGATGAACTAAACGGAAAACGTGTGCCACGCGATGGCATAAAACGCCGGATGTATTGATACTTGACTTCTTGCTGAGAAATAAATATAATAGTGATATACTAGTGCCATGAGGGCTAGTGATTCACTTGATAATGCCCATGAAGGGGTTATCAAACAAACTCGCTTTACAAAGGAGATTAAATTATGTCAAAGCAATTACCTTATTCACAATTTGGTATCGGATTCGATCGCATGTTTGAAGAGTTGGACCGCTTGATCAGCAATGGTACAACAACAAACGGCGGATACCCACCATTCAACGTAGAGAGACTAGAAGACAACAAACATCGTATCACGATGGCTGTGGCTGGTTTCAACGAATCTGAAATTGATATTACACACCAGGATAATACCTTGGTTGTGAAAGGTGAAAAGTCCAATGATGAACCTACAGCAAACTACATCTATCGTGGTATTGCAAAACGCAACTTCCGTAGGGAGTTTGTGCTTGCAGATCATGTAGAAGTACGAACTGCAAGCCTTAGGGATGGCATGTTGGTAATCGATTTCGAAACTCTTGTACCTGAAGAATACAAGCCTAAGAAGATTCCTCTAATCAAGGAATAATCAACTTTTCACATGGGTGGGAATTAAAAATCCCACCCTTTAGATAAATATTAGACAAGAACACGGGTATATAACAAATGTCAGAAACAGCAATTCAAACAGTTAAGAAAACAGATAATACAACTGGCATAAAAGAACCAGAAAAATTCCGAGTGGTAATTTTAAACGACAATGCCACACCAATGGAATTTGTCATTGAGTTGCTTAAAGTAATTTTTCACCACAATCAAGAAGCCGCACTACAAATTATGATGCAGGTACATCAAAATGGTAAAGGTACTGCTGGAATTTACACATACGAAGTGGCTGAACAAAAAGCCATGGAGTCAACACAAATTGCTCGTACCAATGGTCACCCGCTTGGAGTAAGTGTTGAGCTTGCCGGCTGATGATTACAAAAACAAGTTAATCATTGACTTAGATGATACTTGCATAGATACAATAACTGCTTTTGTAAAATGGTTAGCACAACACGACAGATTAAAAAATGTCAACGGCAATACAATAACCAGCAGAGAACACTTGGGTGACTGGCTAAATGTTCCAGATGAGCTAGCTGATTTGTGGATGAGCGAATTTTGCGAACATTCGTGGCAATGGGGTGCAATGTGGCCCTGTCTCGGAGCAGAAAAAATACTAACTGAATTTACCAAGGCTGGTTGGTATATTGTAGGTTATACCAAGGCGTCTAAAGATATGCATCGTGCAACATTACGAAGAGCAAACTTAGAATTATTGTTTCCAAATGTATTCAATGAGCTTTATGTTGTAAACAGGCAGGCAAATTTATATCCAATGCTCAAAGAACATGAACCAGCATTTTGTGTTACGTCGACAGAATCAACAGCAAGAGCAAGTGCCCAAGCTGGCCATGCCACCTATCTGTTAACGCAACCTTGGAATTATAGTTTTGCTGATATTTCAGTTCGTCGCTTTAATCATTGGGCAGATATTCAGTCAGTGCTATTGAAATAACACAGCAAGTTTGCAATCATAATTACTATTATGAATCCCATTATCCCACCAAAAGTGACAATAGTGGCCCATGTAAATTGGCGCACTAATCGTCTAACAGGACGCACACTAACATTACCAGCAGGGGAATCCTTGCCAGCTGATCAGCACCCCGGGGAATGGGTTGTGCTTGACATACATTCAGCAATACAATTAATGAACGGTCGCAGTCCATGGCATGAGTGGATTAGGCTAGGTGCTAAAGTGGTACACATGCCCAACACCAACGTTGACTTTTTAAGTCGCATTAGTCCTGCGGCTTGGCCCGAGATTGCCCTGGTTGATGAGAAATGGACTCCTATTCCGTGGGTGCCATTAGATGTGCCCAAGATTGAGCCAGATGACTGGGACCTGTTCTGGAAGCTATGGAATGAAAAGCAAGCTGACATCACACGTGGTTTAAACGAAACACAATTCTGGAAAGGCCTATGTTGCTTCTTGCACCCAGAAGTAGATCATACTAAGTTTAACTACAAGAACACAGTGGTAGATGACTGGACTGGACACTTCCCTCGAATGTTCGAACAAATTTTTAGTTGTTTGCCTTTTCACAGCGTTGAAAAAGTTGTGCTATGGTCAAATATCAATGAAGTAACACCACACATAGATCCAGACGCAGTTATCTATCCTTGGCCTGATAGCCTACGTATCATGCTCTGGGACACAAACGATGGGCCTACGTTTTGGATGAGTAAGTGGCCCGAGCGTACGGCTGATTATGACCCTAAACCTATTACTGTAAGAACAGGTGCGGCCTATGGTGTTAGTGCAGAGCGAGTTCCTAGAAACAAGAGAACCTATGTTGAGCTACCACCAGACACAAATACATTTGTATTCAATAACGGAGCATTCATGCACGGTGCAGATTTAGCTAAGCCTAAGATTATCATGGCAGTCAAGGGTAGGCCAAAGATTACAGAATGGCTCAAAGCTCTTGAGCCAAGTTATGAAAAGTACAAGGATTGGATTACAAAATGATACTCGTTAGAGATACTGATACAGCACCGTTAACTGAAACTAGAGCAAACTATTTTGACTCATTGACACCGTTTAAAATAAACAAGCATGATTTAAATGTAACACCTGCAAGAGAATATCCACCCTTGTTGAAATTTCAACTGCCAGAGTCTGTAAATTTTCAAGAATTAGTAGATGATACATACGAAGCGTTATTAACTTTTGGTCAATGGAATTATAGATTGTCTGGCGAAGGTCAGATGGATTTAAGTTACGGTGGAATGGGACTTACTTACAATCCAGATCATGTTGATGGCAACAGCGGTGATGTACATCAACAGGTACAAGGTAATCACAATCCTGGTACAAATGGAGTGCCTAATCCCTATTCTACTTTTTCAAAAGAGAATATGCCAGACATAAAAAGAAACACGCATTACGATACGTTTGGATTTGCTACAAGAACACCTGCTAGTCGATTTAAGTCATTGGGTACATTTTTAGACTTGTTTAAATGCACTATGGTCAGAACTGCAATTCGCATTATATATGCAGAACAAGAAGGTCCAGTTGGCAATGACAAGTATGCCGGAGTCACCTGGCACAAAGACGAACCAATGACAACAAATTTACGAATTAATATTCCATTGGTAACACATCCTGATTATGTGCTAGAGCAGGAAGGATTTAATCCTAGACATTTAAAAGCTGGGCTTGCATATTCATGGGACACAAATACCATGCACCGTGCGTATGCTCAAACTCGAACTGCTCCTCCACGTATACACCTGATGATGGGAATTAGTCCCTGGTGGCACTATAATGAAAACTTTAAAGTTTGGAGCACTACTAAGTTTGCCGGTGTTAAGCATCCAATGGACATGTTGGTAGACGGTGACATCATTGAAGGTCTTAAACTAATCACTGATTAAGTAAGTAGTTATTGCGTAAGCAAGTAGTGGTTAAACTAAGTTAGTATGTCAATAAATATAGTACTCGCTGAGAGTAATAACATGGGGCTTTTATCCAATGAGTAAGAAGGATATCACTAGAACTAAATTATTTAAGATGGTTCAAAGCTTTGATGAACATGACGCAAAGTTTAGGCCTACCATTGCTGACTGTAGGGAAGTATTTAGAAACATCAATCGCAATGTTTTTAACAACGAACTTAAAATGCCCAGTTTTAGATTAGTATATACCAAGGCATTTTGGGGCGAGTGTCAAGGAGTACTTGACGATCAAACCAAGGTTAAGATGAAAATTAACAAAAGCTTCTTGAGCAAGCGATTATTCATCAACACCATGGCCCATGAAATGGTTCATCAGTGGGAATGGTTGACTAACGATAATATGACACATGGGCCACAGTTCTTTTTATGGCGACAGCAGTTGGCAAACTACAACATCACACTCAGCAGATGCTATAGAATGAAACACTATAGACTAGATAAAGTACAAGCTAGAAAAATTCCTTAACAGCGCAGTTAGACGATGCAAGGTTATCTAACTAGTGATAACTATTTGTATGACAAACTTATTCAATCAAAATAATCCAAACGCAGTTGTTGGTGACGGAGTTAGTGGAAGCCGACAAGGCATGGGCATTATGCGTCCAGAATTAGTGGCCGCAGAACTGGCATTGTTGCAACTGGGGGACTTTGAGCCGTTAGATTGGCACCTGGATGCACACAGCATTGACAAGGTAATTACAGAAAAATACAGCACAGATTGGGTAGATTACCTTCCAAGAACAGACCGTCCAAATAATCGTCGGTCAATGACACTTACAACAATTCCTGGTTGGGACCATCGCAGTCCTCCAAGTATTCCAGAAGCAACAAACAAATTGGGACGAGTGCCATTTGAGCATGAGTTTTGTGTTCCTACACAATTGTACCAAGACTGTGACCAAGCACATCTCGGACTTGATAGTTTGAAAGATTTCTTAGATGAGTGGAATCCATTGGGCAGAACATTTATTGTCAACTCGGGCATTGGCGGTTATTTTGTGCCACACAGAGACCATCCAGGCCTGCCAAGGCCATGCTTTCGTCTTGTTGCATTCTTAAAGAACTGCGGCCCGCTGGAATACGATTGGTGGATGGATGATAAAAAAGTAAACATTGAACTAGGCCGAGTGTATTATGTAAACACTCGAAAAACACACAGAACAATTTCATGGGCTGACAATAGTTGGCACTTAATTCTTAATGTACCGTTTACACCAGCAAATGTAGACAAGGTACTAAAACACTTACAACATAGACACTAACATGAGAATCACAGTAGGCAAAGACAATTTTATCAAACAGGTAGATATTAAACTACCTGAAGGCAAGCAACGAATTGGAGTAATGTTAAGCGGTGGCGCAGATTCTGCGGCGCTGTTATATCTACTATGCTTAGAGCGTAGGATGGATAAGAGCTCACAAGAGATAGTTCCGTTTACTGTTGCTCGTCCTGATGGAGCATGGGACTATGTTAAACCCATTGTTGAATGGGTTAGAAACAAGCTTGAACTTACAATCGAACAACTGCCAGACCCCATCAAGGTTGGTGACCCAACGGTGCATCATAGTCAACAAGGCCGCACAGGCGAATATGAAGCTAGGTCTAAACACAGTATTGAACATATCTTTTATGGAAGCCAAGCACACCCTGATCGTGTGCTAATCGAGTTGCCTGGAGAATACCCAAGTCGACCTGCCAGTGTAGAATTGCCAGGCACCACTTGTCCATTTGCCTTAGTAGATAAACGCCATACACTAAGTTTGTATGACATATTTGATGTATGGCCTTTGATTGAGCTTACACATAGTTGCACAGCACTAACCGAAGGGCGTTGTGGAGAATGTTATAACTGCAAGGAACGTGAGTGGGCACTAAGTCAGTTAGAGTTTACTGACCCGGGCGTGAAGTAAAAATACTTAAACCTAGTTTGCGTTTAATGCCGTTGCGCGGGAACGCACTACTGACATGTAAACGATTGCGAGGGAATGTCATTGGTACTCCTGGAATCCATTGCCAGTGTTTATCTACTGTAAGTCCTGCAAAGTTTCTAATGTCCAAATGAGGACAATGGTCCAGTAGTATACCATCCATGGTCTCCATATCATCTAAGTTTCCAACATCTTTATAATCTGTGATGACCTGATTATATTCGTTGGGCTCTACAGTTTCACCACGCAAGAAGAATGCCGCATCACCTGTCCATGTTTGATTCAGGACTAGAAATCTATTGCGTTCCAGTCTGACAGGAACATCGTCTCGAAATTCCTGACGTAGCGGAAACACAAATGTCTGTAACACCTTGCCGGGACCTTCTTTGCCTGTGTCTGCATGTACACGATATCCTGTTTCAGTCTCAAAGAAATTGCCGCCAGCAACTTCCCATGTACCTGCTCCTAGCACACCATCAATGATGGGTCTGACTATTTCTAATGCTGGCTCTAGGTCAAGAGCAAATTTACGTTGAGGTAGAATTTTTATTTGACTATTGTTTTCAAAACAAGAAATAAGTGACAGACGTTGTTCGTCTGTCAGAGGATCAAGTACACTGGGGTTCATAGTGAGATATTTAGTGTTGTAAAAATGCAACAGCGTATCTTGACAGGTGAGCCAGTTTGTGTTATACTGTTTAATTAAAGGAGAAAGTATGCAAGCTAAAAACTTTATAAGCAAATATACAAGCGCCAATAATCGTAAAGCATATGGGAGTTTTTATAATATAAAAGCTACGGAAAAATGGGTGGAGTATATGCTAGACATTACAGATATGAACCGAGTATTAATGTCTTTACCGTTTAACGATAAAATGCGTATGCTAGATGCCCTAGAGGCGGCAGAGCGCAAGCGAGATTATATGTACAGACACCCAAATTTTAACTATAAACAAGCTACCCGGTGGTACGAGATGGCAAAAGATTTGCCTAAAAAGTAAGTAGCGTTGTTGTAAAAATACAACAACAAAATGGTTGACAAGTGGCCCTAAAAGTACTATAATAGATACATAGCAAGAAATAAAAGGGTTACCAGATCCGTTAGGCGGACCGTAAGAGAGGAGCACCAAGGCGTTTGGCGCAATCTTACAACGCATGAAGACTGAGGACTAGCAATAGATCCAAATGGTTGACGGAAGTATCTGGCAGTAATGACCGTGGTGACTGGGCTTCGCAAACCCAGCAGAATGAGATCCACATGGTTCCCTCCTATTATAAATGAAAGGAATAAAAATGACTTACGAAAAAACATTGAACATGACAGTTGGATTGAAAGACATGATTGGCAAAGTCTTTACCAGTGTCACTGGTGAAGTAGGCTCACGTGAAATTGTCTTTGCAACCGACAAAGAAACTTTTACATTTATGCACTTCCAAGATTGTTGCGAATCTGTAGAAGTAAACGACATCGTTGGCGACTTGCAAGACTTGGTAGGCACTCCTATCTTGGTAGCAGAAGAAGCAGTTGGTGGCGAAGTGGATGGCTTCGAAGGCAATGAGTCATACACTTGGACCTTTTACAAATTTGCAACCTTCAAAGGTTGGGTCGACATTCGCTGGTTAGGTGAGTCAAACGGCTACTACTCAGAGGGTGTTAGTTTGGAATATGAAAAGTTAGCATAGGAGGTCATTATGACTGTTACTGTGGCAAGAATGAAAGATAGGTTAGTCGAAGTCGTTCGTGTTGCTGACACAGTTGCGTTCTCTACAGAGCGTGGTTGGGTAATGGTTTGCATGGACTTTGAAAAGCCTGAACGTAAGAAAGAACAATTCAAGTGGGTGCCCGCCAGTACTCACTTTGATTGGGTTAGAACCTTTGCCTTCTGAGGACACCATGGACCAAGCACAAAAAAAGCGTTTTCTCAAAGAACAGAAATTACCTATTGCGGATGCATGGGCCTTGGTGGCCTTTGCTGACCGCATCAACGAAGGAAAGTATATCAAGTTTCCTGAGATGGATCAAGATACTGGCAATGTTAAACTGCATCCCAATCGCGAGTTGATCAAGACACAAGTTGCACTGAGCTTTCCTAATGTTACTGACGCCGACAGAGAACTGGGTGCTAAGATGGCAGAGCATTTTCAAGGGCTTGCATTTAGTATGCTGGGTGGTAAAACGAATGACTTTGATCAAAAGATTATGAATTTTATCACGCAAGAAGATATTGACGCTAACATGGGCCTGGCATACATGGCATGTCTTGGTGCTCGCTACCATAAAGAAGTTGTAAAAGAACAGCGGCAAGAAACTCTAAATAAAGTTATTGCAACCAGTATTCACCAAGGTGCTGTGGGCCAACACCTACGCCTTGATGTTACTGTAATCAATAAATTTGCAGGCAAGGTATTTGCCGGTAGTGTAGTTCGTGCTACAGACGGAACTAACTTGTACTTTTGGACCAGTAGCAAGACTGTTGACATGTGGCCCGATACTCCTGAACAGTTTCCCATAGTTGGAGTTGTTAAGGCACATGGAAAAGACAGAGATGGTGCTCAAGAAACCAGACTGACCAGAGTCAAGATTGCAATTTAAAATACCCGCTCGGGCGGGCTTTTTTTGACTAAACACAGCAGGTGACAAATGTATAATTATATACATGTATATTCCATCTCATATTATTGCCAGCGTAAAAAATGCAATACCGGTTTATAAAGATTGGCCCAAGCCTGGCATCTCATACAAAAATACAGTAGAACTGGCCCAACAACCAATGGCATTTGCACATGCCATAGACTGGTTTTCTTTAGTGGCCAGGCAAGCTACTGCAAAAGAAATATTTGCTCCAGATGCTCGTGGTTTTATATTTGGTTCAGCATTGTCAATCAAGTCACACTTGCCAATGACGGTTGTGCGTAAACCCGGAAAGCTACCCGGAGATGTGTGGAGTCAAAGTTATGAGTTGGAGTATGGCACAGACACACTGGAGATACAGCAAAATATACAAGCAGGTGACAGACCTGTTCTCATTGTTGATGATGTGTTGGCCACTGGCGGAACAGCACAAGCAATTTGCAAACTATTACACAATAACTTGGGTATTGCATATTCATCAATGACAGTTGCTGTCCTGATTAATCTTTCCTTCTTAGGTGGTAAAACACTTTTAACCGAGCAAGGTGTTGCTGTACATGGGCTACTAAATGAATGATCTAATTGTGTTTGCTTTAGAAGATGAAGCACCAGGTCTTTTTAAAGAATACTCTAATGTGCATTGCATTGGAGTAGGCAAGGTCAATGCCGCAATAAATCTAATGCGGCTATGTCACATATACCATCCCAGGCGCATTATCAACATGGGTACAGCAGGCGGCATTAGATTGGGGCATGGCGTACATCGTATCAATACTGTATGGCAACATGACGTAAACTTGATGGCACTTGGCATGCAACCGGGTATTCACTTCAATGATCCTGTAAGTATGATTATCATGCCCGGTATAGGTAAGACTTGTGCGTCAGGTGATATCTTTATTACTGAACCCAACAAGCTTCGAGTAGAATGTGATGTAGTCGACATGGAGGCATACAGCGTGGCCAAGGTAGCAAATACACTTGGACTTGATATCGAAATATGGAAGTACATCAGTGACCCTGCAGATGTGGGCGCCGGTACAACTTGGAAAGAACAAGTGTCATCTGGAGAACCACTTTACAGACAAGTGTTAGAAGAATTAAAAATTAAATTGGAACCTAAATGAAAATAGCAAGCGGCTATGCCGAAATGTTTGAGTGGGATGATGGTAACCCAAACAACGAGGATCGAACCGGACTAACAGTTGCACTTTATAGCGGTGATAAAATTAGAGTTGCCAGCGCCAATGATGTGCCCATTGGAGTTGTTGGCGGGGACAATACCAGTGTAGCGGCTATTAGCAATGCTAGTCCACAGGAATGGCACGGAAAACATTTAAGAGATGTTGCTGGTAGATTACTTTGGGAAGGCCAAGTAATGGTTGAATGGATTGACAAAGGATTTCGTCACTGGTATGAAACCGATCGTTTACCAGAAGGTATTACTATACCGGAGAATGCAACATATTACTACGAACTAAATGGACATAAACTACAAAGAGAAATATTATCAGAAGAATTTAAACAAAAAAATGGGATGGTACCGCAGTACTTGCCACGTTGGGAAAGACAAGAGTGGGGTATAGTAGTGTTATTGGGTAGAGCAGTTGTCAGAGAAGGTAGCGTATGCAATCCATTGTGGAAAAGATTAAAACTTCAGGACGGAGAATTATACGGGCAATCTGTGGCCGAGTGGTTAATAAGATAATAGAGCATAAAATGACAAACCTAAACGACCAAGCCACTATCATATTAATGGGCTCATTAAAAGAGTTGCTATCTAATCGTAAATACGTCTACGTAAGTAACACAAATTATTCGTACTCCCGTTTGGAAGAGCCAGGTAAAGAGATGATCATTAACTTGGTACAATCTATTTTGCCATTACTAGCAGAAGCTCGCGATTTACAAATAAAAGAAGAAGCAGAACGACTCATGATTGACAAACTGAGTAAATAAACTATTGTAAATACAATTATGCAAACAAAAAACATCTTTCCAGACTGGGGCACAGAGATCACAGACATGAGTGATATCTTTGAGCAAGATACTCGTGAATTGAGAAAGCTACTGTATGATCGTAAAATGATAGTATTACATGCTCCTGAATGGGACAAGCTAACTTATTGGAAGTTTTGTGCGCTATGGGGACAACCGTGGACAGGAAAGAACTATCATGATAGTACAGAAAAATGGGAAGTTGTACTTGACCCAGAATCCCCAGGCGAACCAAAATTTATCACAGCAATCAGTAACAAAATTAGTGCTCGTTTGGGTGACAAAGAAATGCCTTGGCATGCTGACATTGCCAATCGCGTAGATGGCGGCATTCAGTTTCCGCATCGTATTATCTACATGAAGACTGTGCCTAATCCAAAAGCAGGTTTAACTGTTTGGTTAGATATGGAAAAAGCTTATCCTGAAGTACATTCAAGACTTAGAGCACGTTGGGAAGCACGTACTATTGTTCAGCAAAATTGGCACCATCTTGGCAATGACATTATTGAATGGCCTTCAATGAAACAGCAACCAATTACTGGCCGCTGGAGCCCGAGATGTAACTTTCACGGAGTCACTGATGCATGGATCATTGATACCAAGTTAAATGGTAAAAGCATGGGAACTGGTATTGTTGAAGAACTCATGGAAGCAATGGCTGCTGTTCCAGAATGTGTATACACGCACACATGGACTCCAAATGACATGGTCCTATATGACAACTGGCCATTTGTACATAGCAGAACATTCTTAGATTTAAAAGCTGAAGACGAACGCTTAATGTGGCGTTGTAACATTGAACACGATGAAAGCTTAAAAGAAACCCTGTATGGAAAGTAACTACATATACTTTAACTCTTGTAAATTACTAGATCCTTTAACCGACAATTGGACCACAATTCGTGATGAGTTTATTAAAAACTCAATGCGAGAATCGTATAAGGCACGTGTAACAAATGAAGAAGAAAAAGGCATCAAAGCAAACTATATCACTGACCTAACAGGTGAAGAATTGTATGTTGGTGATTTCAAAGCCATGCCTGTTATGCTAAGAGAAGATTTTGTTGACCATCACGAAGCAAAGTCAATGGACTGGAAGAATTGGAAGCAACCAGGTGGTGAGAAAATATCATTCAATGATGCAAGGCTACATCGTATGCCATTTATACAACAGTGGATGTATAGGAACATTGAGGTACTTGGTGCAGTCACTTTTAATATTTCATTACCTGGAAGCAAATTGAATCACCACTGGGGCTTGGTAAATGAATATATTCGTTTTCACTTGGTGTTAAAGCAAGCAACAGGTTGTGTATTTGATATTGAAAACGAAAGACATGAATGGGTAGATGGTGAGTTATTTGGTTTTGATGACTGCAATGTATTTCACGGTACCAAGCATACTGGCACAGAGCCTAGAATAATCATGTTGATTGATATTCTAAAAAGTGCAGTCCAACCTTATGCTAAAACTTGGCCTGTAAGAGAAAATATACCTCGGAACAAGAGAACTATCCCAACTATACTGGATTGGTAATATGCTATTTGAATTAAATCATCGTGTGGTAGACGCTATTGATACCAGTCTAGTAGACCCTATCATTGAAGCTTGTAAAAAAGCCAACTGGGGCAATGGTACATATGATAGATTTGAAAAAGTTCTGTCTGATGGCAAATTGGTAGAATATCCGTTTCCTATCAGCAAGCCTAATAAAACTTACACACCAGAGCAAACAGAAATTCTACGAGCAAGCAAGCCCCTGCTAGATTGGATCTTGACCTTGCCTAGGTTTGCAGGATACAAATGGATTCGTGGTGAAGTTGCTACGCTACTTCCAGGAGTAACACTAGGTTGGCACAAAGATCCACAGTGGTTCCATGATAATTGTGTGCGTTTACATGTACCAATTTATACCAACGACCAGTGTGTACAACTTTGGAAAACCGAAGAGTACCATATGGAAATGGGTTATCTATACGAATTGAATAATCGTGTGACTCATAGTGCAACCAACAGAGGCACAGAGTTTAGAACCCACTTAATCTTAGATATCATGCCAGAGACTAAGTGGCAAGAGTCAAGGCAATCAGGAATTAACCCAATTGGCCTTGTTGATGCTCCTGGCGAGTATTAAGCATCTAACTCAATATCCCAATACAGGTAGTCTCTCCATGTTTCATGGAGATTGCTTTGCGGCCTACGTTTACCACGTGCATACAGGTCCCATGCACTAGGAGGCACTGGCTTTGTTAATGGGAACATTTTAGCCTCCTGCGGTAACTTTGCACCTTTGCGATGATTACATGGACTACAGGCCGCAACAACGTTTTGCCACGAACTGATACCGCCATGTGCTCTTGGGATAACGTGATCAAATGTCAAGTGCCTGGCTTCGAATTCGCCACCACAATATTGGCAAGTGAACTGGTCTCTAAGATAAACATTGTAACGACTGAATGTAGGAGTTTGGTCTCGCTTGACATAGTCTTTTAGGGCCACTACACTGGGCAGTCTCCAGCTTCGAGTAGCACTATGGACCTCTACATCGTATTCAGCTACAACATTTACACGGTCTGTGAAGACAGACTTAATTGCATCTTGCCAGGATATTGTACTCAATGGATGCATGTGGACCGGTTGAAAGTCAGCATTTAGTAGTAAAGCTGGATATTGTGAATCGTGGATCATAAAAGTGGTTCAGGATAAAACTATACTTACCAAGAAATTTGACAAGTACTTAATTATACGCTATAATAACACAATGAGCAACTTTGAAAGGCTAATATGTCGATGCATATGGAAGGTCCGTGGCTTAGTACCACAGGCAAGAAAAAAGGTAAAATTAAATTTGCCTCATCAGAAGCTAAACGAAAGGCAGAAGAATTGGAAGAATCTTGGAATGAAATACTAAAGCGTCAAGGCGTGGAACAAGAAGAACGTAAACGCCGACGTGCAATGAGTGCTGAGCCGCTGGTGTACAATCTCAGCGCACCACCTGGTAGAACAAGCGCACGTCTCCCATCTCTTAACACAGGTGAAGCAGGAGCCGGAACATATCGAGCATCACCGCAGTACACAGGTACCAAGGTCAAAGGCATTGGCACTATGCATAAATCAAATGCAGTTCCAATTTTTAGTAATGAAGAGGCACATGATATTGCCACAATGAGGAGAGGTTAATGACACATTTTGTTCACCCAGCATCATTTAATAACTTGGTGCATGAAACTTTCATCGATTTGAACAAACGAGTGCAGGCTCACAAATGGTGTGAGAAAAACTTTGGTCGGGCCTGGGAGCCGTTTGACTATCGTGAAGGCCGCTGGAACATGACCTGGGGTGGACATGACAGCAATCTAAGAGACATGACCAACTTTGACAAGTACAAGGTTTGTTTTGAGGATGAACAAGACATGCTTATGTTTAAATCAGTTAGCCTATAAATACCTAAAGGAGTTTAACATGAAAAAACTTTTAATCGCAATCGTAGCAACTATGGCCCTGACGGGTTGTGCAAGTAGAACAGGTACTGCTGTACTTGCTGGTACCACTGGCCTTATCATTGGCAATGCAATGGCACAGCCACAGCACAGAGTGGTAACACACGAGCAAGTGATCATTGTAAACAGCACCTGTGCTCAATATCAACTTCACAGTGACAGAGCCGCTTGTGAACGTGGCGCACGTCAACGTTGGCAAGAAGAACAGCGCAAGAGAGAACAAGAAGCATATCGTCAAGGCTATGGACGATAATGAGTTATAATGTAATACTGATTGGTGGTATCACATTTGATCGAATAGGCAGAGCAATTGGTCCTTTTAGATTAAGAACAGCATTTGAAAATGCAGGATATTCACTAAAGGCCATTGACTACGCCTGGGCACTTGATCAGGATCAAATGATTGAATTGTTGTCAACACTTATTACACCAGAAACAAAAATATTAGGTATCAGTGCTGCCTGGTATGATTTTCCAGCCAATAAGTGGGCACAGGATCTTACTTTTTTCAGGAGATTTAGGAGTCTCTTTCCGGACATAACAATTGTTGTTGGAGGCACCAGTACCACTCCACCGTCATTGTTATATAACTATTCTGACTGGTTTGTTAGTGGGTTCAGTGATATTGCATTTGTCAAGCTTGTTGATTATCTCTATGGAAAAACGTCAGATTTGATTTATACAACAGATGCACACGGCATTCCTGGTCCGGGTCCTGGCAAAATTAAAATAGTATCAGCTGACAGAGATTATCAAATAATAAATGTGGATGAAATTGAAACAGTCTTTAAGGAAGAGGATGGATTCTTATCTCATCAACCCTTACCTATTGAAATAAGCAGGGGCTGTATTTTTAAATGTGCATTTTGCACACATCCTTTCCTGGGTAAAAAGTCATACGATTATATACGAACAGCAGAAAGCATCGGTAGCGAACTTAAAAGAAATTATGAGTTGTTTGGTACCTACCGATACATGATATCTGATGATACATTTAACGACAGCTACGAAAAACTAGATATAGTTAAACGAGCAATTGAAATTGCTAAGTTATCAAAATTTGAATTTGTGAGTTATATTAGGCCTGAACTAATTATCACCAAACCCAATATGCTTTCTATGCTACTTGACTTGGGTATCAAGGGTGGGTTTATTGGCCTCGAGTCTATGCGAAAAGAATCTAGACAGGTAGTTGGAAAAGGCATTGCAGTTGACCGGGTACTTGAAATTGCACAAACTCTCAATGAGAGTGGTGTTAAAATGCATGCCAGTTTAATTGCTGGTCTACCAGGTGACTCTGAAGAAGAAATTCATAAATGGAATGATTACCTAATTGAGAACAAGAGTCGTCTATTTAGAAGTTGGAATTTCAATGCACTTGGAATGCACCGAACAGCAAAGGGTGATGTGCCATACAGCTTGTTTGAAAAAAAACCAAAATCTTATGGGTATACCACTAAAGAATTGGCGCACAACATACGGTCATTGGACTGGGTACATACATCTGGAATGACTGCGGCCAAGGCACAAGAAATTTCTAACAAATGTAATGCTTCTGCTAGACAACATATAAAAATTGGCGGCTGGGAAGTTGCAGGTGCTTGGTTCCATGACATACCAGAATCTATTGTGGAAAATATGCCATTTAATCAGACCAATCTCAATGAGAAATCCTATGAAAACTCAATGGCACGAGCCAGTTATAATTATAATTTGACCACGGGCAAACATTTGAACAATGCACAATGAAATTACATAGAGAAGGTGTAATGGAAGATTATTTTCCCGATAATGGCTGATATAAATTTTTCTGGATTATGGCGGGTTAATCTAGTAGAATATACAAATCAAACTAGTAACATAATCGATGAAGTATATTTTGAGTTTTGCGGCGAAGCATTACTATTCATGAAAATCTATAATGATTCTGAGCCCGAATCTGGTAATTATACCGTATATACAGGTCCATATAAAGTACCATAATCAATAATATTATAGTGGATAATAGAATATATAATCCAGCTTAATCCAGTGTATATTCCAGTTTGTTGCTAAAATACAACAAAAATAGAGTCAAAAAAAGCCCTAAAAACGGTTGACGTCTGGCTCTAAATGCGTTATAATAAACACATGAACAGCAAAACAGTATCCCGCAAAAGACGTACAGACCGTAACCACGCAATTTACGAATTGTTTTGTGAAGTTACAGGCGACAGCTACATTGGCATTACCGTTGTAGATGGCTCTGCTTTGAGCTCTGTGCGTGGACGTTTTAACCGTCACTTGAGCCGTGCTAATACAGAAAGCAAG